GCACAAGCAGGTAATGACAAACAAAGAGCCGCTGCTGAAAAACTTCAAGGGTTAACAAGCCAAATAGATAAAGAAAAATTAGATACTATTAAATCTACTGAAGGACAAGAAATGGATTGTCCAGTTTGTTCTCAAAAACATTTGTCGGAAAGAGGTTCTGCTTTAGTTGGAAAAATTTTTAAAACTTTAAGAAAGTTTTTACCAAACATGGCATATCCTTTGGATGTAGTTCAAAAAATTATAAATTTTTTAGTTGTTCCTTTTTTAAATGCTTCAACAACTAATTTATCATTAACTGGTGGTAAGGGTTGTGGTAGTCCTGGTTGCAAAAACGGAAGAGTAAAATCACCAGCAACCGCTATTCAAGAAGGAAATAGTAAAGCAGCAGATGCGTATGAATCAAGAAAACTTCAAATCGCAAGCGCACAAACAGAAATGGGAAAGGGTGGTGCAAAAGTAGTTAGAGAAGGTGGTGATGTCGTATGGCAAATTGGTTTAGCTAAAAACGATGCACCAACTGTAACATTAAAAGATCCGGTTCCAACAGCATTATATTTACAAAATGCAAAAACACCGGGTGAATATTTTGCTCTTGGTGCAAAAGGAACAACCAAACAAGCTATACATTCTGATCCGTTAATTAATCCTGGTAGTTTATTGCTTGATGTTGCAAATAAATTTGAAGTTTCCGCAGGATCGCCTGGTGTTGATTTAAAAACTTCTGGTAAAGCTTCTTTTTCTGGAGCAGTGACTAACGTTGTTGCCAACCAAGGTGAATTGACACTAACATCGAGTAACAAAACAACATTAAAAGGCAAAAATATTTTAATTGATGCTAAAGACAGATCAGGTGACACTGGAGTTAAAATTGAATCAGATAATACTTTTATAAATGGAAAATTAAGCGTTAGTGGTGATTTAGCATTAAAGGGTTCTTTAATGATGGATGGTGGGTTGTATGTGACACATCTTACATGTCCATCTGAAAGAATTCAAACATCTCCCAGTGGTGGGGCACATTATGTTCATTCAAACGCAACGTGGAATGATTTTTCTCCATCAAAAGCAACTAAATTGGATATATTTGATAAACTTTTTAAAAAAGCAACCCGTGATGTTTATAATGTTTTAACTTCAAATATTTTAAGTTTTGCCGAAATCCAAACTTTAATAGAAGAGACTTATTCTAGCATTATGATAGAGCTTCCTTTGGATAATACTGGTCTACCAACTGGAATCGGACTTACTGGCTGGTATCCATATGGGACAGAACCCTTAATGGTTATTGTTCCAGGTGTTATGTCTGGTACTAGTGCTGCTGTTGGCTATGTTATTCCTGGACAAATAACACCTGTGTTTAATTTTACACATAATCATAATAGTCCAGGTCAAAATCACTCACACGACACGACTGTACCTGCTTTTAATGGTTATACTGGTTCAGCAGCAGCCAGAGCAGCTAGACCAGATCCAACTCATGTACCAACACCTGCACCTGCTAGAGGTATGGGTGAGTCACCTGGACATAAAACGATGGGTGATATTTCTTCTTGTGGTGGTGGAGGTGGAGCATTTGCTGGAAGTGGTGGTGGTGGTAGTGCTTCTCCTAGTAGAGTTGATACGTCCCTTGGCAGAAGAAATCAAAAATATAATATCAATACAAACGATGCTTTTAACAATCAAAATTATGTGGATATAACACCACAAACTGGAAACTACTCATTTAACCCAGACGGTAGTTTAAATCCACCACCAGACTTTAACGGATTAGGAAATTGTTAATTAACAGTAATACTGGAAACAGGTGCGGTATTTGTTGTAATTTGTGTTCTGGCTTGTTGTAAAAACATGTTAGCCATCGCGTTAACAACATTAGCACTATTAGCGGTAAATAAAGTATTATATGATAACGCTGCATTTCTTGGATCTATTGATAAATTTTTAATAATATAATCATAATGATCCTTTTGTGATTTTTCTGTAGCCATTATTTTTTTGTAATCGAAAGTTTGTTCAGAAAAACCTTTCATAATACCAACATTACCAAATGGCATATTATTATATACATCTATATTTTTAACATTTAAATTTTTTGCTACTTTTAACATTACATCATCATAATATTTCAAATAGATTCTTTGTGTTGAAACATTTGATGCATTTCTTAAGTCTAATACAACAAAATAATTTCTTGTCATTTTATAAAATGATAAACTTACTTTCCATTGTGGGTTTGAAAGAAACCACTTGCTAATAAAATCTGTAAATTGAGTGGCGTGTTTTTCTTTTTCAGTTTGTACAAACGTGGATACAAAGTCTTTAACGTCTTCGGGTGTAAATCTTTTTAAAAGATCGTCTATGTTCCATGCACTGGGAGGAACTGTTAAAGCACCAAATTTATATTCTTTTCTTCCAGATAAATCTAGCGATAATTCAACATTTTGTGTAGTTCCTTTTCTGACAGGCATACCCTCTGAATCACAAACGACATTATTGATTACCTGTACACCACCAGCTTGACGTACTTCGGTTTGAGTAATAACTCTTGGAAGAAAATGAAGCCATGTTGCAGACAAGGTTAAGCCTAAAGATACTCTAGGATCACCAACCTCTAATAAACCAATAAAATTTGTGAATGGTGTTAAATCGAATTCTGGTGGTTCTACAATCACAGGATCGACAGTTTCATCATTTGCAACTTTTAAAATGTCACAAAGGAATGGGAGAATGTTATAATTTGGGTTTAAAAAATTAGCGGAACCCGTTGGGAAATTTGAAGGATTCCACAACGGACTTTTACATAAAATATCTTTATCTAATTCAATCATAATTAATCATCAAGAAAATTTTCTTGTTGTTGTTTAATAAAAACTATTTTTAAAAATTCCATAATGGCATCTCTATCTCTTGCCTTATTAAAACTCTGTAAAATAACTCTTTCTCCTTCTAAATTATATCCAAACAAAAGAAAAGAATCTAAATATTCTGTAACAATCGATTTTAATAAAGACAAATCTCGCATTGCAATTTGTTGAGATTGTTTATTTTCTTTTAACCACTTATCTAGACTTTTTTGAAGTTCTAAATTATTGATAGCATCAAAAACTTTTTTTTGTAAGTCATCAGTTTGTTTTTGAGTCATTTTTTTTTCTACTACATTTTCAAAAGAAGAAAGCGAAGGACTGTTTGTATTTTGTAAATTTTTCTTCTTGGAGTACGCCATATTATTACTTATTATACGTATTTGATTTATTATTGATGCTAAATTTGACTAGATATTCAATAACCGTTTCGATTGAACTGGTTTTAAGTTTAAAATTTTCAGGTATAAATTGTCCTCCATCATGGATTTCAAAATATTCTTCACCAAAATAGTTGTGATTATTAAAACACGTTATAAACACCGAAGAAACTTTAGGGTCTACTACTACAGTCCAAGATCGGGCATCTGAATTGGAATAGTCTGTATACAGTTTATCTGTTACATACCCGCTGTCACGCAATCTTTTAATGAAATAACTAACTGTTGTGATTTTGTTTCTAGACATATATTATAATTTATTTTCACACAGTTATTTAACAAGGGCAGAAATTATATATTTTAATTCTGTATTTTGTTCGTCTTTAATTTGAAATATAAAGACTTTGTATTCGTTATTTATTTTTACTGTAATGTTATTTTTGAATGTTGCTAAACTTTTAAAAATTTCAATTTTTATTGAAAGTGGAGTTGATATAGCATCACCATTAAATTGATTCGACACTAGCATTGAGACGTTATCAATGTTTTGTAGCGTTTTATCATCAATCTCAGCATACACCTGATCTTCTTTAGTATAAAAATATATCTTATTAACTTCATTTACGAACGAATAAGCTGACATAATTTGTCTAATCTTTTGCGCCGAAATTTCAAAAATTGTGTTAAACTTTAATTTAGCAATTGTTTCAATATTAATTGTCGATTCTTTAATAATGTTGTCATCAACTAAATGATATTTAAAATGTGTATTTTCTTTCGTGACTTCGTTTGAAGACTTACAAGTTAAGTGATTGTTTTTGTGTATAAGTTCAAAACTACCACCTTCTCCCAAACACTCTAAACCTGTTAAAAACTTTTTGATGTTTATCAAATTTAACTTCAAGTCTTGAATTTCTATAGGCAATTTTGTTTTTGCGTATAGAATAACGCTGTTATCTATAGATGAACAAACAGTATAAATGCTGTCTTTATTAGTTTTTAAAACACAGCTTTCAGTTAACCTATTAACTGGGAATAAAATTTTTTCTAAAGCTGATTTTGGAATTGGAATATGTCTTTCATTACTCATTTTTATACTTTTCTTCAAGTAATTTTAGCATATTCTCTAATGTTTTGCTAATACTTTTTAAATGCTTTTCAATGTTTTTATCGAAATTTACTACTGATTGGTTATCAGTAGTTTTTTTAATGATATTAGCTTCTAACTGTACTGGTTTTTGTGGTTGCGCTGGTTGTGGGGGTTGTGGGACGTTTGGTAATATTTGTGGCATTACCTGTGGTGCATCTGGAACCATTCTCCTAATAATATCCTCTGATGGTGGAGCAGCAAAACCAGAAGGAACTTGTGAGAATTTATTTTGAGTTCGAAAATTTGGATCTTGAACTGAATTTATAAACTCTTGGATGTTAATTTTATTAGCTGGTAGTGAGCTTCGCTCAACGGTTAGCTGGTCAACTTTTTTAAGTTGAGAGCTAACCATTGCTGCGAGTTTAGCAGCTTCTAAAGCTTCTAATCTTGGATCCATCTTACAGGTCTTTTAAGATCTCTTGCATTTTTCTATCTTGCTCAGATAGCTCGTCTTCTGACTTGACTGTTTCAGTAGTCTCCGATTCAACTACATCAACTTTGAAGTCATCTTCGTGGTGTTCTGTTTTTTGAACTTCTTCTTTACCGAGAAAGTGGAAATCCAAAATTTCCTTGATTTCATCATAGGTTTTTCTTTGGAAGATTGTATCCAAACTTTTAATTGAAGAGTATACCTCATCGGTATTCTCAAGACCTTCAATTTGTGAAGGTGACACAAATTTAGAACTTGTGTAATTTGGATAACCAGCAGCATTTTTTTCTACTTTAATTCTAAGATTGCATCCTTTTTCGGACAAATCGAAAATTCTAAAACCAAATTCTGCTGCATCGTCTCCATCAATAGCAGATTGAATGACTTTCTGTAATTGTGCTCCTGCATTGAGGATTTTAACTTGTCCTTCGTTTGAAGGATTTGAAGGATCACTGATTACATATACATTATAAAGCCACTTTTCTGCTTTTTTCAATGGTTTAACTTGGTCGATAAACGTTTGATTTTTGGTAGCCCACATTTTTGCACGATATTCATCGATTGGACACTTTTCACCATAAGTGTTTGGACAAAGAACTGAAACCTTTTTACCAGTTTGAATGCTATCAAAAATGTGTTGGTAATAATGGAATCTTGTTTTTTTACCATCTTCCAAATTAGGAAGAAGACGAACCAAATATGTCTT